GCGACGTGCCAACTGCGGTCAATGAAGAATGGAAGAGAGTAGGGAGGTTGACAAAGTGAGTGAACAAAAGATCGAAGAGTTTTGGCGTGACGCAACGGCGGATGATGTTGCTGAAATCGTGAAAACATGCAAGGCAAAGGAAGCGAGGTTTCGAGATGAACTGCAAGACCATTGGATTAGTGGTAGCAATTCTTTCCTGGCTGGTGGTGTTATTTCCCATCGGCAGGTTATTACCTGGATCAGCAAAACCACGATTCGGTGGCAGTGTTGCCAAGTCTACGACCCGCCAGCGTGGTACAAAAACAAGCCCGATCCCGGCGAAGGTTTTAGGTTGCTGGAGAAGTTTCCGCCGGAGGATCTTCAAAAGGGCGATGAGGCTTGGGGGAATTATCAAGATAATGAGTGGGGCAAGTCGGATTACGCCGAGAGAGGACCCAGATACCAATCCGAAAAACTCTGGTATCGCCGACGCATTGAAACCAACAATCCGGTAATCCCAGATAGTTGCCGATCCCGCGAAGATATCCCCAGCGGATGGCGATACCGTTGATATTGTTATCGACTTAGGCTTCAGCACGTTTCGCAAGGAGCGTATCAGGCTCTACGGCGTCGATGCTCCAGAGATAAACACCGAGGCTGGTAAACTCGCAAAGGGTTTCGTTGAAGAATGGTTTTGGGATAACCCCAAGTTCTTCGTTGGAACGATTGTTGCCGATGGAAAAGGCAGCAAGCGTGACAAGTACGGGCGGTATCTAGGGACGATTGCTTCGACGTACAGAGCCCTGAGCGAGTGGGTGACGGATGAAGTCCAGGCTACAACGCTCAACGGTCAGTTGATTACCAGCGGACATGCGAAAGCGAGGGTTTGGTAATGGCGTGGCGAATAGTGCAACAGCCCAACGGAAAGTTGGCAAGGTTCAGCGATGTTTGTGACGACTTCATCGATGTTGACATGGACTTTACGGAAGCCGTGGATGAGTGCGTCCGCGAAGGCATGTCGGTAATGGATGCAATTGAAAAGGTAAACAGAGGCATTAAGGCCGGTAACGCTCGATACCTCGAATGCTTAGAGACGATTCGCACGATACACGGAAGGGATCATCAATAAATGACCAACAACGAAGCCCGCGCAGCCCACCGCATCTTGCAAAAGCACGGCATACTATCGCAGGTCTTAGCGGGCAGGTTGCCGCTAACAAGCGATCAGTTCCGAGTTAAGATCGATGGATTGATTAACTTCCTTTATTTCGATGACGTTAAGAAGTATGTCGCGTCCAGGTCGCAAGCGTACACGGACGCAGCCGACGAGATTGCAGAGTCGGTAAGGAGCGGTGCGGATGCCCATAAGCCGTGAGCGATTGGTGGAGATAGAGCAACACGCTAGACGCTTCGGCCCGGCGAATTGCTGGACAGGCACTAGCGGTACACTCTCGGCGATGATAATCGAGCTGCTGAGGGAGATTGAGACACTACAAGCCGACAAGCAAAGGAGCAACGGTTGCTCGGAGCAAGGCGGCGTAACGGAGGTTGAGGAAGATGGAGAGTAGATACCAACTACATCATGGGGACTGCTTGGAGGTGCTTAAGACGCTACCAGACTGCTCGGTCGATGCGGTCGTTACGGATCCACCGTACGGCCTGTCCTTTATGGGGAAGCGTTGGGATTACGACGTACCAGCCGTTGAGGTTTGGGAGCAATGCTTGCGGGTTCTAAAGCCCGGCGGACACCTGCTAGCCTTCGCGGGCACTCGGACGCAGCATCGGATGGCGGTTAGGATCGAGGATGCCGGATTCGAGATTCGAGACTTGATTGCCTGGGTCTACGGATCGGGTTTCCCAAAGTCGCTGGACATTAGCAAAGCGATTGATAGAGAGGCGGGGGCGGAGCGGAAAAAGATTCCTGTGGGTGATCCAGTTAAGCGGATGATTCCCGGCGCGGATCAGGATAAGACGGGCAGTTGGATCAAAGACAATGGCAGGGAGTATCAACCGGGCGTCGAGATACCCGCAACCGAAGCCGCAAAGCAGTGGCAAGGCCGGGGGACTGCTCTTAAACCGGCCTTTGAGCCTGTCACGATGGCTCGAAAGCCGTTTGCCTCAACCGTAGCGGCGAACGTGCTAGAGCATGGCACAGGGGGTTTAAACGTGGACGGGTGCAGGGTTCCTTCGGAGGACGTTCTGCCCAAGATGAATGGAAGAGCAATTCTTGGCGGGTCGTCCGATGGCTGGGATCGCCCTTGGAAAAACAGTGAGGAGGGGCTAGCTCGTAGACAAGCGGCTGCGGATAAGGCCATAGAAAAAGCGAACGAATTAGGCCGATGGCCTGCCAACTTTATCCACGATGGGAGCGATGAGGCGACCGGATTGCTAGGCGATGCAGCCCGGTTTTTCTATACCGCCAAGGCAAGCAAAGCGGATAGGGATGCAGGGTGCGAGGCGATGGAACTGAGACGAATTGCAAAGCTGGGTGGGTCAGACAACGAACGCAATGATTTAGATCCGGTAAGTGAGCGTTTCAGGACGCAACCAGGCCGAAACCATCACCCAACAGTCAAGCCGACTGACCTGATGCGATACCTATGCAGGCTTGTTACTCCATCGGGCGGAATTGTCCTCGATCCCTTCACGGGTTCGGGATCAACCGGCAAGGCGGCTATCCTCGAAGGGTTCAGGTTTATCGGTATTGAACGCGAAGCGGAATACATCGAGATTGCACGGGCAAGGATTCAGCGAGAAGCCGAAAAGCCTCGTCAGCCTACCCTATTCGACTAAAGGTTGGCTCGCCTGGGCAAAGGTGCCTGCTTTCATGGGGCAGGAATCCCGCTGAACGAGCTGGTGCGCGGTAAGTGCCGGTGTCTCACCTAACTACCGCATCAACCTCCACGCTCCGCCTCGAAAGGGGCGGGGCGTTCTTCTAATCCTTTAACGTGACGAGTGAGTAAATGGAAAAAGAAATCTACAACGGGCGGTACATCGCCTACAGCAACGGCGATATAGCAAACGCGGTGACGGGCCGTATCCTATCTGGCGGAAAGAACTCCAGAGGCTACTTGACGGTGAGTCTTTACGATGGATCAAGCCCAAAGCGGCCTAAGTCGTTCTTGGTTCATCGCCTGATTGCACAAGCGTTTCTAGGTGACGATGACGGCAAGCAGATCAACCACAAGAACGGCAATAAACTCGACAACCGAGTTGAGAATCTTGAATGGGTGACGAATCAAGAAAACGTCGATCACGCTAGATTCGTTCTTGGCAAGGATGGTTTCGGCGTTAAGTCACCTCGATGCAAGATTGCACCTGAGATCGTTGAGCGTATTAAGCAACGCGACCGGACAGCTCCTTCATGGGCGGCGGAACTTGGTTGCAGCGTGGATTACATCTATCAAATCAGATCAGGCCGGTATCGGTCGAGAGGGTAAGAAAAATGCAACTCCGCGACTATCAACGCTCGTCAGTCGATGCGGCGTATCAGTACCTAAAAGACTTTCAAGGCAATCCGGTTATCTGCTTGCCGACAGGAGCAGGGAAGTCGATTGTTATCGCGGAACTAGCACGCATCGCGGTGCAGGACTTCGGCGGTCGTGTGCTAGTCTTGCAGCATCGCAAAGAGTTGATCGAGCAGAATGCCGAGAAGATTCGAGCGTTACTACCGGGCATTGAGGTTGGCTTATTCTCGGCGGCATTGAAGCAGCGGGAATGCTCGCAGGATGTTGTTGTCGGTGGCATCCAGAGTATCTACAAGCACGCCAATATACTCGGTAGGCGTAATCTCATCGTCATTGATGAGTGCCATCTGTGCAGCGACAACGCGAATAGCATGTACGGCAAGTTGCTTACAGACATTGCATCGCTAGGCTATTCTCATCGCGTTGTGGGGTTAACGGCAACTCCCTACAGAACGGAAAGCGGCAAGATTTACGGCGTCGAGAAGTTGTTCACCGACATTATCGAGAAGGCGACCGTACCGCAACTCATCAAGGGTGGCTACTTATGTCCCATCGTCAATACAGACGCGGACGCTTCGGTAGATACAAGCGACCTGCACAAGCGAGGCGGTGAGTTTATCCAAGCCGAAGTAGAGCAGTTATTCGGCAACGAGCCAGAGATTGAAGCGGCGGTTAATGAGATCCTACAAAAGACGGCCAATAGACACAGCGTGATGGTATTTTGCACTTCGGTGATGCACGCCAAAACGGTTGCAAACATGATCTATCAACGCGTCGGGTTATGCGTCGATTTGATTACCGGCGAAAGCACCAACGAACACAGACGAAACGTAGCAGAGCGTTTTCGATCATTGCAACTCAAGTATCTTGTCAACGTAGATGTTCTTACGACCGGGTTTGATGCTCCAGTTGTCGATGCGATTGCGATACTGAGGGCGACCGCTTCCCCTGGTTTGTACGTGCAGATTGTAGGGCGTGGACTGCGTACGCACGAATCCAAGACGGATTGCCTAGTGCTAGACTTCGGAGAAAACATTCGGCGTCACGGTGCGATTGACCGGGTGCGAGGGCGACCGAAGGCACCCAAAGAAACCGAGCCAAAAGAACAGGCCGAAGGCGAAGAGGATGAGGAAAAACAGTCCGGCAAAATGTGCCCGGCTTGTGAAGTCTACTCGCTTCCATCTGAGACGCATTGCGAATGCGGATACCGCTTTCCAGTTGTGTTTCGACATGGCGATACAGCGGAGCGTGAGGTGTCGATTATCTCGGACGGCAAGCCTAGAGTCTACAACGTGCGGCATATCGTCTACGGCAAGAGCAAAGCTAAAGACAAGCCGGCAAGCATGACCGTTTTGTATATCGTGCAAAGCGGCGAAAAGACTAGGTTACCGGATGACTCACCGATGGAATTCGTAGCATTCGAGTCTGACAAGCCGTTTGCAGTCGAACAGGCTAGGCGATGGTGGGCGAAGAGGACAATCCTGCCGTTTCCACAAACGACTGACGAAGCATTAGCGATTGCTAAAAGCGGAGAACTTGGAACGCCGAGCGTGATTAACGCGGAGCGAGATGGAAGGTATTGGAAGATCACTACAGGCCCAACTAGAAAAGATAACGAGGTTGCCCAAGATGTTTCCTAAGTGTTTAACCGAGCGTAGGCAGTGGATAACCTGGACGCTTACGGCGGACGGCAAGAAGATCCCCAACTCGCCTAGCAATCAGCCGAAGACTTGGTTTGATTACGACGAGGTAAAAAGCAATGAGCGAATCGCTTATGTGTTCTCTTCCGACGATCCTTTTGTCGGCATCGATCTAGATAATTGCATCGACGAATTTGGCGAATACAGCGAGGTTGCTACCTATTGCCTCGATTTGTTTAAGGGCAAAGCATACTGCGAAACTTCGCAAAGTGGACGCGGCTTGCACTTTATCGTTCGAGGGAAAAAACCGGACTGGTCGGTATGTAGCCGGTCTGGCGTGGAGTGCTACGAACACGGTCGGTTCTGGGTAATGACTGGCGATGTGCTGGACGGATACAACGAGCCGCAAGAATGCCAAGCGGAACTTGAGATATTTCTAGGTGACTACCTTCGCAAGCCTGAGCCGCAACGGGTGCTTAGTGTCGCTTCCATGCGATGCGAAACGCAACTCGAAGAGCGAATACAAGCCTACGCACAGAATGCAGAGGCAGCCCCGCAGGGAGATCGTAACAACGCAGCTTTCAGGCTTGCCGGCCACTTATGGGCTATGGTAGGCGATGATGGGCAGCGACCCAGCGAAGAGATCGTACTAGACGCGGTGCGAGGTTGGGCGTCAAGATGTTCGCCTCCAATGGATGATGCTGAGGTAATCAAGGCGGTCGAGAATGCACGCACGAAGGGCACGCCAAGAGACGCGAAACTGCCGGGAATGATTGCCATTGACGGAGCCGAAGAGGGCGGACGGATTGCCGAGCTACTTTGGCCGACGAAGGCAGCGGAGCTCGCCAGCGAAGACGATGACGGGGACGAGGAATTCTGCTTGGCAATGCTCCCTGAGTCTGGATTGATTCGCATGGTTTACGATTACTACTTTGACCTAGCGATCAGACCAAGCCCGATTATGGGGCTATCAGTTGCAATCTCGACGATGGAAGTATTACTAGGTCAAAAAGTGGCAACGCACACAGACCTAAGAACCAACGACTACAACCTCATCATCGCTCAAACGGCATCCGGTAAAGAGGCTTGCAAGTCGGCGATCACCAAGATATTCGACGCGTCGGGATGCGGGCACCTACTACTAGCAGCGGATGTGCAATCCGGAAACGGATTGATAACGGCGATCAAGTCGCAGCCGGTTTGCTTGTGGATCGGCGATGAGTTTGGGAAGGTGTTGCAAGGAATCTTAGACAAGAAAGGCTCGCAGCACTTGAAGAATATCGGCAAGCACTTACTGAGCCTTTACGGTGAGTCAGCCGGAAAGTTTCTCGGAGCGGCTCACGCAGCGGGTGCGAAAAACGAGATCGACCAGCCGCATCTCTGCATCCTTGGGCTATCGACCGGATCGACCATATTTGAGGGATTGTCAGCCGATCACGTTAGCGACGGGTTACTCAATCGCATCTCATTCTGGCCGGTGCAAGAGCGACCAAAGCGGAAGCGAAACTACAAAACGCCAAAGGTGCCTAGCGAACTAAGCGACCTTGTAGCGAAGTGGGCGAGTCTTACAACCTCGGTGGGTAATATCGCCTCGATGAATCCGCAAGCGATCCAGTTTGGCATTACGACCGAAGCATGCGAGCGATGGGAACAGCATAGTTTTGCGATTGACGAAAAGATGGAAAGCGAGTCGTCGCAACGCTCGGCAATGTGGGGTAGAACGGCAGCTAGGAGCCTAATGCTGGCGTTGGTGCATCGATGTAGCCGCATGGCATCCCCAACGGAGATTAGTCCGGTGGTTGCGATTGAAATGCAGGATATCCAGTGGGGAATAAAGTTGTCTAATTGGCTCTCTCGCATCGCTTGCGACCTAGTTGAACAGAATATGATTGATAAGTCTCTGACGCTTGCAGCGAAGGTGCTAAGCGATCTAGCGGCACGTGGGCCGGTCAACAGTCGAGATGCTCTTAGGTTGTGTCGATCATTAACGGCGGGTGACCTAGAAGCAGCAGCGGTCAAACTTGGTTTTCGCGTCGAGTTTGTGACCACAGGGAAGCGAAAAAAGAAGGTTTTTGTACGCGTTACCGGAGGGCAAAAATGACCAGTCCATTTCATTCTGTCACAAAAAGGGTGCGCAGCTTAAAACTAATACAAGATAGTCTAGTATTAGCGGAAGTATTGCCAAAACTCATTCTGTCCCATTCTGTCCCATTCTGTCCCGGACAGTTTGGACAGCTTCAAAGCGTGGTTACGAGTGGGTTTTCTGCCCTTAGCTATATAAATACATATATATATGTATGTATTATGGTATTTACTATAGTGTTCTTTCTATATTGTCCTTCTGTCCGGTGGTTTCCTATAGGGTGGTATCAGTACCCCTCTCTAGGGGGTAGGCTCTCTATGGTGGTTAATGGTAGGTGGTCTATATAGGGACACGAGGACATTTTGGACAGAATGATTTTTACGAAGGAGGCGGTAGGATGGCATTTAGTTTGACAGAGGCGGCTCGAGAGATCGAGCATCTGCAAGCACTGCTCGCAGAGCAAACGAGCGAAATCAAGTCGCTGCAATCGCAACTTGCGAAAACGGCAAAAGACCGAACGCGTTTTAGGGATCGGAGCGAAGAGTTACGAGCGGAACTGGCGAAGTTCGTCAGGCCGGACAATCCAGTTTTGAGAGGGAAAAGGAAATGAGCGAACACAAGTTCAAGGTTGGGGATTGGGTGCGGGTGATTGCCGTTGAAAGTGCTATGCACAAAATGACCGGGTATGTGAAGCGATACGACAAAAACTTATCACTACCGTACCATGTCGAGTCTGAGTGCATGAACTGGGATAATCGGTTCAGAGCCGATGAACTTGAACCTGCCCCAGCCGTCAAGGAATGCTTGACAACTGACAACGTGAACCATCCACCGCACTACAACCAAGGCGGGATTGAATGCATCGAGGCTATCAAGGCGGCAACAGGGAGCGGATTTGTCAAGTACTGCACGGGTAACGTGATCAAATACCTTTGGCGATACGACAACAAAGGCGGCGTCGAAGACCTCAAGAAAGCGGCGTGGTATTTAGATCGAGCCATTAAGGAGATGGAGGCGAGCGGTGAGCGTAAAGAATCCTAGTTTGAAGCCCTGCCCGTTTTGCGGCAATAGCGATCAGGAGTGGTTTAAGGTACTAATCGACGAAGAAAAAGAGTATTGCGTTAGGTGTTGCAAGTGCCATGCCGACGGGCCGATAAAGCGATTTAGGACGACGGCTCGCAAAGCGTGGAACCAAAGAAAAGAACTGAAGGAGGATGTAACCAGTGAGTAAAAACATAATTCTAGGGATCGATCCAGGGCCGAAGGAGCATGCGTTTGTGTGGTGGGATTGCGAAGAGAATCGGGTTGTTGAACTTGAGACATTCGACAGCTTCACGCACTTCAGCAAGTTCGATAAACTCGACATGGTTTGCAAAGTCAAAACCGTTGCTTGCGAGTGGATCGAGTCGTACGGCATGGCAGTCGGCCAAGAAGTGTTTCGCACGGTGGCTGGTATTGGATGGCTAGCCGGCACGATTGGCACCGAGGTACGGCTAGTGCCAAGGAAGTCGGTTAAGATGCACCTTTGCAACTCGATGAGGGCAAAAGACACGAACATTCGCCAAGCATTGATTGATCGTTTTGGAGTGGTTGGAACGAAGAAAGCACCGGGGCCGTTGTTTGGCGTTTCGTCTCACTACTGGGCGGCATTAGCCGTTGCGGTCTACGCGGCGGAAACGCAAGCGAAGGACGGAGAGTTTTGGATTGAGGATTTACGGAAGCGATCTATCATTTAAGCAAAGTTTGCAATCGCCCTGACACTTGCTACAATGCAGGGAACCAAGGGAGGGTGTAACATGCAAGACTTGCTAAAGTCGAAGAGATTTTGGGCAGCCGCTGCGGTGGTTGCCGTGATTGTGCTAAAGGACAAGGTGCCACTGACGGAAGATCAGATTCAGCAACTTGTTTTGGCTGTTGGGGCGTGGATCGTGGGTGATTCTATTCGGCCACTGCCTAAGCCTGATGAGGTGGCAAAGTGAGTCTATTCAAAAGATGCGAAACAGCTTGGAAGCCTGACGACGCGATCCGAATCTACAACGAGACTGGCGGAGATCGTCAAGCATTCCGCAGGGCGTACCGACAGCACGCAAAGACCGTCTACGGGCTCGATCCGGTGACGGTGATTATGCTGGTTCAAATGGCGATCCGGTTGTACTTCTGGGCAAAAGAAAACGGCTTTTTGTCGGCGATTCCTCAAGCCCAATACGGCAACGCTCCCTCAGCGGCTCAACTCTACGCGGAAGCAGAGATCGAAGCGGAAGCGAGCGACGATGAGTAAGCCTGAATCGAGTTGGTTGCCGTGGATTATTGCGGCTGGTGCGATCTACTTTGCGTTCCAGCGACCTACTAACGTCGATCCAAAGCCCGCCGATATCAAAGGCGTTGTAGCATCGACGCTTCCCAACATTCGAGCGGCGTACCGAGCGGCATTTCTTGAGGCGGCTAGCAAGATCGAAAAGCGTGAGATTGTGAACCAAGAGCAGTGGACGCAGTTTATCGCGGCGAATGCTGGAGCGAAGTTTCGAGAGGGTATGGACAAGGTGTATTCCGCGATTGACGAAATGAAACTACCAGTTGAGTTCACCGGACGCGAAAAAGAGATTGCAGACCTCAACCGAAGAATTGCTGAATCGTGGTAGGCATCATACGCAACGTCATGACTTACATTGAGGCCTGGATATTTGCCGATGACGGGATAGTGAAGGCGTTGTTTCTGGTCGCTATGCTTTGGGCTAGCTTCGGAGCGGGTTACTACCAAGGCCGAAAGGTTGCCGAGCGGGAAGCGTTGCAACAACTGGCAAAAATCATGCTTGAAGAAAAGGCGGCGAAGTAGATGGACTGCAAAGAACTCGAAAATAAGTTGCTGGAACTTGAAGCGAAGCAAGCCCAGAGTAACGAGCATTTAACCGGCGGCATGGTGCTAGCGTTGCTGCTTACTGCGATTGCCTTGGTTATTGCGTTTACATCGGCTTTGCAGCATCACCAAAGGCTTGAGCGGCTTGAGCATATGCAAGGCATTGACGCAATTGGGAGGCGGATGAAGTGAGCGAACAAAAGAGCAAAGAGCCATTTGACGATTTGATTAAATCTGTGTTGGGCGTAATCGAAGCGGATCAATCAGAACTGCAAAGATTGCGAGAGTTGCGAGACGATTGGAAAAACCGATACTTCAAAGAGGCGGAAAGGCTTGATCGAATTGAAGCGATTCTTCGTGGTTTAGAAAATGATTATTCGCAGATAAACACAGAATCGAGTTTTGCGGCGGCTGTTGGATTGGTTACGCTTGCGATGGTGATTGTTTTGTTTTTTGTCAGTCGTGGAGGCTAGCGAATGAGCGAATTTTTCACCGGCTACGATCCGACGATTGAGCGACGCGACGAACTGCAAAGCAATTCCGTCTCAATGCCGTTTGCGCTAAAAGACTTTTCGGCCCCTGAGGAAATCGACCCTCGAAGGCTACTAAGGCACGATAAGCAAGGAAATATGGGGTCTTGCCAAGGTTTTTCGCTGACCAATTGCGGAGAGTATCTGCTAGCTTTGGGGCACGGAGCGGTTAGCGATAAAAGACAGTTTTCGCAACTGTTCGCCTATCTTGAGTCTCAACGGATTGACGGGCTGCTAGGACGCGATGCGGGTTCGACGATTAGCGGCGGATTGCGAGTTGCAAAAGAGATCGGGTATTTACTCGAATCAGCCTTGCCGTATCGCACGCCGTACCCAAACAACGCCAGAAGCCTGATTACCGATCAGATGCGACTTGAGGCGGCACCATACCGCATCCGCTCTCACACATGGCTTGAGAGTTACGACGACATTTACAAGTATCTCGCAAGTGGCAGCGGTGCGGTGCATACCGGGACGACCTGGAACGACTCGTTTTACGCATCCAGTGGCGTCTTAGAATCGATCAGTCTTCGCGGTGGAGGCGGTCATGCTACAGCGTGGCTAGGCTACTCCAAACGCAAAGACAGCAAGGGACGCAACTACATCTGGCGTCTTAACAGCCATAACGATTCGTGGACAGAAATCGCCCCTTCGGTAATCGATGCGTTGTGCAAGCATCAATACACGTCGATTGTCGGCATAAGTGACTTGAGCCTACCAGGGCCGCGTAGCGTATCGTGGCTAACATCGAGGCCGTTAGGATGAGCAAACACGGAGGTTTGATGATGGTACTATTGTTTTTTGCGTTGTTGTTTTGGACACAGAATCCGCCGGCGAGCGATCCTACTCAATGCGACATCGCCCCTACATCGAGTGAGTTGATAGGCGAGCTTGAGCAAGCCGCAAATACGCTGATTGAGACTGAGGTTGCGGTCGATCCAACTCCCTCACCAAGCGACAAGCCTAAAGCCATCAAGCGTGAAATAGTCATCTTCTCGGCGGATTGGTGCGAGCCTTGCCAACGGTGGAAGCGATGCGAGCAAAGCAAGTTTGAGCAAGCCGGTTATACTTTCGCCTATGGCAATCCAGATGATGTATCAAGGGTGCCTCACTTTATAGTTGTCGATGGCGATAAGACGGTTGAAATTAGCGGCTACATGACACTAGAGCGACTTGCAACGGAGTTGGCGAAATGACACAGGAAAGCCTCATTTACATTATCGGCTCCGGCATAGTTGGGGTGTTATCAACAGCGGTAGGTATCCTGTTTCGCCTCTTCGTCGAAGAGAAGAAAACAACGCGTGCAGACTTGCAAGAATGCCGAAGTGATCGAGAAAAACTATGGGCCAAGATTGAAACGCTCCAAACGGAAATCGGCAAACTTTTGAGAGGTGCATAATGCGAGTAAGCGACCTGATTGAACAGATTGACGATTGGCAGACTAAGACAATCGATGAAGTGTGGGCGGAACTGAATGAGATTGCTTGGCAATACCTCGACAACGACAATTACACATGGGGCGGCGTAGCAGACGTGCTAGGCAATAACAGCACCGAAGCACTGCGGGCAGCACTCGAAAACAACGGCTCGAAGTGGGCGGTTTATGCTCTTGGCGGTCAGCCTGGATTGCAGTTAACTAGACCTGAAATCCAAGAGGCCCTCTATCTATTTGAAGCGGCTGGTTTAGTGCCTAATTCGTCGAAACTGGCAGTACATGTCAAGCGGCTTGTGAGTTTACTTGAGTTGCATAAACTCAACCCGCCAAAAGACCTCGTTGCTAATGTCTTGATCGGCATGCAATTGGGAGCAATCAAGCGTGAGAAAAAGGTAATTGCGTCGAGCCGATACAATGCCTACTGTGCAGCAATGGAAGCTTGGGACGGTGACCCTGATACGGAGCCTACTCTGTGACAATCGCCTTGCAAGGTAACGATTCGGCATTATCGGATTCGATCAGCATTCCAAGCCATGCGGCAGGTGACTTGATCGTTATCCACTCGATGAATCACGCCTCTAGTACGGTGCCTACCAAGCCTAGCGGTTGGGTCACATCGTACTCTGCGGGCGTTGCGGGCGGATCGGTGTTAGTGGCATACAAGCACGCTCAGAGCAACGCAGAGACTTCGGGCACATGGACAAATGCGGATCACCTCTTCGTAACGGTATGGCGTGGCGGAGCGAATACGATTGTGGTGCCTGAGTTTATTTCGACGCAAACGGGTACGAGTGTGACCATTGCCTACCCTGCACAGACGGCGGGCACGGTCAAAACTGATGCGGCGAATGCGGCGTTGTTGGCGTACGTTCTAAACAGCAATACATCCAATACGCTACTTGCTCCAGGTGCTACGACTGACTTGCAGTCGGCAACGGATAGTTCGACGTGGCAAGCAAAGCAGTACTATCAGTTGAGTCGGACGGCAATATGGGCATCGACGAACGTAGGGCAAACAACTTCGGCTTTTTATCGCTCGTTGATGCTTGCGTTGATCGAGTCGGATTTGTATGGGATTAGCAGCGGCGGCATTTTCTTTAGGCCCGGTATGAATGGAGGCTTGGACTGATGAAGCGTAAGATATTTGCCGGGACTACATCGTTAAGCCTACCTGTTATTGTGTACGACAATACGTCGACAACTGGAGCGGGCTTGAGTGGCTTGACGCACTCAACGAGCGGCTTGGTGTTGGAGTATCGACGAGCGGGGCAATCGTCATGGACTTCGGTAACGCTTGTATCGAAGACGCTTGGCACGTATACCAGCGGCGGTATCGTTGCGAGTGGATCGAGGGCAGGACGCTACGAAGTCGATATTCCCGATGCGGCGGTAGCGGCTGGAGTACGTATGGTTGAGATATGCTTGCGAGGTGCGGCGAATATGCACCCAGTCGATATCGAGATCGAGTTAGATGCGGTTAACTACCAAGACGCAACGGCGTTCGGTCTATCGCGTCTAGATGCGGCGGTAACGAGTCGCATGGCGTCTTATACGCAGCCAACTGGATTCCTAGCGGCTACATTCCCCGCGACCGTGGCAAGTCCTACAAACATTACTTCGGCAAGTGGCGTAACGCTAGCGGCATCTCAGCCAGGCGTCACGATACCTACAGTAACAAGCGTGACTAACGGAGTTACGGTATCGACTAACAACGACAAGGGCGGTTACAGCCTAACGCAATCATTCCCGTCGAACTTTTCGACGTTGAGCATCGACGGAAGCGGTCGAGTGTTGCTGCAGCCTGCTCAAACGGGCGTTACGATACCAAACGTTGACACGGTGCAGACAGTCAACGAACTTGGGCAGGATGCACTTAACGCAAACGAATTGATTACCGATATTGGCGTTGTTGTTTGGCAGCAACTCACGACGGCTACATGGCCTACCGATTCCTTCGGCAAGCAGGTGCTTATAGGATCGTCAACGCAGCGATCAGTTGCGGTAACGGGTAGCCATCACGTCGCAGCGGATATCCACGAATTCCAGCCGGGCGTTATCGCTGAGG